CCAGGCCGAAGCAGCAAAATGCAGGCAGTTATTGGTTTTTCGGTCATAGACCTGATCCAACAGCGCATCGATACTCACAAGAACCCCCGCAGCATCGAGAATCGATCAACCGTGTAGGCCTCGCCGGTACGAGTCAGATTCAGATACGGCGCCACAGCCTCAAACGATGAGCCGTCACGTGTGCGTGAGATCTCGTCCGCCTGCAGCACGATCGGCCCGATCATCGGCCCACTGAGTTTGTCAGAGCGCCAGGCCCGGTAAATGACGGTGGGCTTGATATGGCTTGTCCCATCGTCAATCACCCGCTGCAACTCCTCCGGGATAATCTCGCCCAGATCGCCCAAATCCACCCGCATCCCAAAATCCAAGTCCCCGCGCGTGTCCTTGGGCTGCATGCGCATCGGCAGATACTCATACTCCTGCACCACCCCGCCCCCATGGCCCAGCACTTGGCGCTTCATCCAGGGGTTTGGGTTGCGGACCAAAAAAAAAGACCTGGAGAAAGACGGATGGCTTATCTCCAGGCCCTCAATGCGCGAGACCGACCGGCGCGCCTTAAAGAAGAAATCATTCTCTGACATAGACCAGATCCTCGTTAACTACTTTGCCCAGAATATCGATGGCCTCACAGACATCATCACCAAAGACCGCATCCAGCATTGCTCTGGCCGCCCACTCGTCATTACATGGGGAGACGAAGTTAGGCAGGACCTCAAGCTGGGCCTCCACGGTGAACACTCCGGCGCTTCGCGTCGGGCGAGAAAATGATCCGGGTATAAATGTGGCTCTATACTCCTGAGACTCTGAGCCTTCCAGCCGAAGCGAGATCAGAAACGGATCACCTCCGGACCGCTCCCAGTTGCGCACATACCCCATAAACATGTCGTAGTCAGCCGGGCGCAGGTTCCACGAAGCACTGACGGTGTGAACATTCCCCGTCGTATCCAGCCGCATAAGGCTTGGCCCACCTGGAACCGAAGTAGATATAACCCCGGTCCCAAACTTAGCGGCCAAGCTCGCCTGCAAAGGCGAAAACGGGAACCGTAGCAAGCATTCATCATTCATCGTCTTGGCCTCACGTCTGTGTATTGCCCCATGCTTTTCCGGAACTGGCTGTTACTGTTCTTGGCTTCCTGCGCCATCAAAGGCGGAACCTTCTCGCCAATCCGCTTATCAATCTCAACGATAATGTCGCCGTTGCTCATTCGCTGCTCAACCTGAGCGCCACCGTAGTTGTTGATGTAGACATTGCCGCCCCCGTTGCCGCTTGTCGCATCCTTGTTGCTCACCACCTGCCCACGGCTATTGGCCATCATGAACTGCTGGCCGTTTGCCGCATTGAACACCTCTGGCGCCCCGTTTTCGTTGATGCGGTACATCTTGCCTGGCTGTGTGGGGCCGCCGTATTGGCGACCGCCAAAAGTGGCGCTGGAGATCGAATTGAGAACCCCCACACCAGCTGATGCCACTGCTGCGTAGTTGGCGAACTTTTGAGCTGGCGTCAAAGCATCTGGGGCCGTCATCGCCTGCATGATGGCCGTGTTTAACTTAATACCAGCATCAGCGATGGCAAACGCCTTAGAGATCGCAAACATTGCCTTGTAGGCCCCTGATTGCTCTCCCTGGGCGTTTTTAATAAGGGAAGCCATCTGACCAAACGCTGTGCCCGCAGCCGAAAGAATCATCGAGTACTTAGCCTGCTCAATTTGAGTCATGCGATCTGCGTGCTGCTGCGCGGCTTCCTGTTCAAGCTGGTCGTAAGACTTGACCGTCTCTATCTGTAGCTCCCTAGCCTCGCGCAATCGCTCCAGCTGAGCGTTGTACCGCTCCTGCTCTGCCTGTGCTTCTGCTTCGTACCGAGCATATTGATCATCAAAAGCGCCTCCCGAAAGCGGTGAGGTACTGCCCATGATGTACTGGTCTGCATCTTTCGGCTTCTCGCCGAACTTACCTCGTTGGCGCTCCGCCTCCTCCACGCTCCACAGGGCGCGAGCAAGGGCCTCAGCAGCTAAGACTTCATCTTCTGTAGCAGCAGGATTAAGCGACATTTTCGCTTTGGCTGCTGCCAACTCCTCACCCTTCAAGCCGGCCAAATACAATGCAGCCGCTAGATCATCAATAACCTTCTTGTTCTGTTGAGCATCTTTGATAGCTTGCTTTTGCGCAGCAGATAGCTTCTTGGTGCCATCAGTGAGTTTCACTGTCTGCGCTTCGCCCTCACCTAGAACCCGGTTGTAATCGCCAAACCACTCTTGTGCTGACCGGTCAATAACGCGGTCAGTTATCTTGGTCAAAAGATTATCGTAAGCCCCTAGCCCCTTGGCAGCATCGTCCCAGCCCTTCTTCGCCGCGTCGATTAGGTTCGTTGTCTCCTTTAGAGCGCCGCCCCCAAAAGACACTTTTCCGATCCCATCCATTCCCAGCGCTTGGAGAGGTGTGTTGATCATATCTGCCAGGGAGTTTACGAAGTCAGCAGCACCATTCTTCGTCTTGGCCCAAGCATTCTCAAACATGATCGGAATGTTCTCTGCCAAAGCGCCCCAAATCGCCTGGATTGAACCAGCCGCCCCTTGAAAGAAAGAGGCAATACCATCTATTTCCTTGGCTGTTGAGAGGAACATCTGCTCAAAGCCCCGAGGCAGATAAGATGTTATTTGATCAGTGCCGCTCTTAAACTCCCCAACCATCTCAGAAACCGCTTCAACCGTTTCCTGTACGCTAATCGTAATTGCATCTATCTCGCGCACAATGGCGGCAATGTCTGCATCACGAACCGCCTCAGAGAAACGAACCAGCGCACCTGACAGCAGATCAGTTGACCCGGTAGCCTGGTCTATTTTTCCAATAGCAACGGTGAGATTGTTTTTCAGTGCCTGGGCCGCGTCTGCCACAGTGGTTTTCATGTTGTCAGCTGCATCTCGATTGGAAACCAATGACTGCTGCAATGAAGTAACCAACTGATCCGCAGTAAGCTTGCCCTGCACGCCCAGCGAGCGAATCTCAGCGGCCGTTTTCCCAGTTGAGGCTGCGATATCATCGACAATGGTCGGGACCGCAGCCAGTATTGTCTGCCACGCCTGCGCGCCTACTTTCCCCGTGTTCACCGAGGTTGTGAAAGCATTAATGGCGGCATCCGCCCTGTCGGCGCTTGTGGCGTTCTTCACAAATGCGAAAGACAGCGAATCGGTCACGTCCAAGACGTCCGAGGTCGACTTTCCCATGGAGGATAATGCAGAGCCAGCGCGGATATAGACTTCAGCAGCCTCCGATAGCGGGCGATATGTCCGGTTTGCCGTATCCAGCAACCGCTCATTTACTGCGTTCAAGTCCGCACCTGCGCGCGTAGCCATACGAACGCGCTCAGTCATCTCGTTATAGCTGTTCGCCATCTGCACCATAACCTGTGCAGTTTTCAGGGTGATAAAGCCCTTTAGAACATTAGTAAGCGAGTCCAGACCAGCAGAGGCAACATGGGCGCCACCCCCAAGTCCACGCACGGCAGCAGCTGTTTTAGTTAGCCTCATTTCCGTCTGACGTGCTGCCTTATCAGTTTTGTTGAATCCCACCCCCAGGGAGTCCAGCCCTTTCAGAACAGAACCAAGCTCGCCAATCAGTTTGGCCGTTTCAGCTTCGACGGTGAAATAAATCGTGCCTGCGTTCTCGGCCATTTCAAAATTCCATAAAAAAAGCCACCCGAAGGTGGCTACTGCAAATTAACTTACGCAACTACATGGCTAGGCTTTCAAGCGCCCATTTCCCTGATTGACGATCGTATCGGACCTCAGCGGTATACGCGGTCCTTAACATCGCGCCAAATGAGTTCTGCGAATCAACATATCCAAGCACCGTAAACTTGCACTCACCTGACTTAGTTACTTTGACATCAGAGAACGAAGGGAATTTTGCGGTAGATGGCGCGACCAGCTTAGCCTTTACAAAATTTTGAGACATCACATAGGCCATTATCGTGTCGCTGCACCTAGCCTTCTCTTGGGCCTGCTCTTTCTCTAAGGCTGCAACATAACGATCAAGTTCACTTACCTTCTCGCGCGGCTCCCCCTTCCAAACAATGCCAGCCACGAAGGAGAAAACAACCAATGCAACTCCAATAAGAAATTGATGCTGAGGTTTGAACCGTGACGCGAGCTTTGGGAATACTCGTGGCAGCAACAACACGCCACACACTAAAACAACCAAACCGCCTGGCCCAGTATTTGTTGACATAAAAACCAGCCCAGCCACAATCAGAGCCAGCCCGACCAAAGCACCTACCAGCTGCCCCAAGCTGGAAACAAATCTACTCATCACCTATCTCCCTTTATGCATGAGGAGATATTACCCAACGTAGCAAGCCCACGCTAGGCGGGCAAAGAAAAAGCGACCCGGAGGTCGCCTTATAAGCCAATAGCATCAAGAATTTCGTTGTAATGGCGTGGCAATCGTTTTGATCGTCGAAAACCAGACAGAATTTTCTCCATCAACTCGCTGGAGCATTCCCCTTGCTGACGCCATTCATTCGTATGAACTTTGGTCTCAACAAGAGAAGCCGCATATATCCTAGGCTCGCGATAGTAAACAAAACTGTCCCGAGTGATGAACGGGTGCGACCCAGACTGAACCTCACAGGCATCATCGTAGGGAAGGCCGGGCTTAATAGATGAGAAGCTGACTATCACAACCTGCGGCACCGAGCCATAGCCATCTAAAACCATCGGTCCAAGGGCCACCGTAAATAAATGCTCATTGGGCCCGGATGGGATCATCAGGCAAGCGCCTGGCTTACACTGCCACTCTGCCATATCTCACCCAAGCACTGCGTTCAGGCGTGCCTGCTCATGTAGATGCTGGATAACCGAACGGAGCGCATCGTCATCATAACCCAATACCTTCAACAGTTTCGCAGTTGGTATAGGCCTACTAGACCCTTGCGGGTCCTCCCATTCTGGGCAACCGTCAGAATGGGTGTATGCCACAAGGTCATATTTACCCATATGCCCATACTGAGACCATACCGAATCAAGGACTTCAATGTCCCCATCACTCAGCTCCAGCAAATCTTCTTCCGGCGAGCGAATCATGCTAGGGTCGCGCAAGGCCAAATCATGCCCAGACCGATCCTCAATCCATGCATTCCACCCCCCCTGAGAATCCCCACCCCAGCCATTCATCATGTCAAGCGTTTTGGACAGAACCGGGCCATGCGGCATAGACACCAGCTTATCCCCAGAGATTGGCTCACCAAAGACGCGCAAAGACTCTCGCTCAGCCA